GAAGATTCAAGCGATGCAGGAGGCGTTGAAAGAAAAGGAAAATGAAAAGCCGGAAATCACGGCATCATCAGAGGAGACAATCAGATTGCAGACAGAAAGAGACACATACAAGACCATGTATGAACAGTTACTCAACAGATTAGTGAATGGAGGAGCAGCATGAACAAAAGTACATTAAAGGCAGAATTTATCAATGCGAAAATCAAGGATGCGAAATACATCGGAGTGAGCATCAAGACGGAGGGCAGCAGTCAGCCGGAAATCATCATCAATCCGAGGGAGAATTTCGATGCGAAATTTGATTATTACATGGAGGCATACGATGACGATTTGATTCTGATTGCAGCAAAGGGCAAAAAGGACATCCGCATCGTGGCAGCAGGACACGGAAACCGATTCGAGGACATTGAAAACCAGTTAATCGGGGAAAAGGGCAAAGGTTGGAGAGAATTGATTGCAGGAGCGATTGACAACGCCTATGACCGTTTGATTGCAAGCACACCTCCACAGACGGAGGAGGAAAAGACACATTGCGAAATGATAAAAGAGGCAGTCAAGGGAATGTTCATCAATGAGAGCAGGACGGCAGCGGAGGCAGAGTTCATCAAGACCCATATTGTTGATTATGAGAAAATATTCGATGTCTGCATGAATGGCGATGACCTTGAGTTCAAAAAAGGACTTGTCAGATTACAGAAAATGCAAAATGAATATGTGATGCAGAGAGAACGGGAGGAAACGGCGAATGAATAAAGTCATATTGATGGGGCGACTTACAAGAGACCCGAATGTCAGATATACACAGCAGAACAGTTCACAAGAATCCATGTGCGTGGCACGTTACACACTGGCAGTCGACCGCAGAGGTGTGAGAGACGGGCAGCAGTCAGCGGATTTCATTTCCTGCGTTGCATTTGGCAAAAACGGCGAATTTGCAGAGAAGTATTTCAAACAGGGAACAAAAATCGCTATTACGGGCAGGATTCAGACGGGTTCATACACCAACAGAGACGGTCAAAAGATATATACGACCGATGTTGTGATTGAGGAACAGGAATTTGCAGAAAGCAAGAAAGCAGCGGGAGAACAGGAGCAAAATGCGGGTTATACGGATGCAGGTGACGGGTTCATGAACATTCCGGACGGTGTTGACGAACAACTCCCTTTTGCGTAAATGGAAAGGAGGAGCGTGATAATATGGGAATTATGAGCATCGTGAAAAACGTGATTGAGCATTTCAGAAAAGCCGGAAAGACAGAAAATGAGATTTCGGGCATGATTGAACAGGCAGCAGACAGGGCGACAGTCAACAAAGGCGTTACAGAAAAAAAGGAATATAAAAGACCGGAAATCAAGGTCGAAACATCGGCAGAACAGTTCGTCGAGGCAGTCATGCAAACGGGTGTCACAGCGGAGCAGGTAAAAACGGCAATTATGAAAATGTGCGATTCGCAAAGATGCACAAATCGCCAAAACACGAATAACTGGCGTAAAATGCACGGTCTGCCTATGAGAAGAAAGCAGAAAGCGAGGAAAAAGCATGAAAGAGGAAAAAGAGCAGACAGTCATTGACAAAACCCTGCTATATCTCGAAAACTATCGTGAAATGGAGCGGTACATCAAAGAGGCGGTATCAGAGACCTCTCAAGTGCCGGATATAGGCAAATACAACATATCAGCAGAAAGAGCGTTCCTGCAATCGGTTAGAGAGTGCCGTGCAGAGACGGTCGTTCTGTTCGAGCATCTCAAACAGGCTCTTGCATCACTCAAAGAGGATGCAGAGGCAGCAGGTGAGGGGTACAAGTACGACGCACTTGAGGCAGTCTATATCAAGGGCATGTCATACGAGGATATAGTGAGGGAGACAGGATGCGGACGCAACTCACCGAAAAAGTGGTGCAAGGTCATGATTCAACGCCTGTCAATCAAATTATTCGGTGCAAAAGCGATTGAAAATGATAAAAACGGAGTGAAAACAGGGTGAAATGAGGGTGAAAATAGGGGTAAAAAGTGGGTGAACAAAAGGCAAAATAAACGTGATAATATGTTAGCGTGAACAGTTGAGACGAGCGATTGCAGATATGCAGTCGCTTTTTTTCTTGCCTGTTTGCCCTCCTGTTATATGCGGGTAAGTGTACACAGTAATGTGCATAACTGCCCGCCTCTTGTGGATAACAGGACAGGAGAACCAAGGAAGAGAGGAGAACGCAGATGCTTTTGAAATCATGCAGGTGTGGCAAGTTGATTCCACAGTCAGTAAAGATGTGCGAGGAATGTGAACAACGGCAGCAGTCGAGGCACATGATATACAACAACACACGGCGAGACAAGAGAGCAGCCGAGTTCTATGTGTCAAAGGAATGGCGGGCGATGCGGGAACGTATCATTGAGGTCTATGACAACGTGGATATATACGCATTGTATGTCGAGAATGAACTACTCACATGCGAACCAGTACACCACATAGTTGAACTTGAGGACGACTGGGAACAACGCTTGAATCCGTTCAACCTCATACCTCTCAACCATAAGACACACAACACAATCACTGCTCTGTATAAGCAGAGCAAAGCGAGCATGAGAGCAACACAGAAACAGTTGAGGTCACTGATTGAGTACCACTTTCGAGAGGCAGGGGGATATAAAAAAGTTTTGTGCGATTCATTTCTAGTCGCACCCCCTCTTTTGTTTGGAGAAAACTCCCCACGGGAATTTCAGCAGAAAGGTACATCCGAAAGGGGTGTCAGAATGTGACACAAAATCACTGAAATGTTGACGGAAAGGGGGTTTGTTGCTACATGGCAGGACAGAGACAACCCACGGATTTGGTTGTTATGAACGGGCGAAAACACCTCACAAAAGCAGAAATTGAGGCACGAAAAAACGCCGAGGTTGTAGCACCGAACGACAAAGTGAAACCTCCGTCATATTTGACACCGGAGCAAAAGAAAAAGTTCCGGAAGATTGCGAAAGAATTACTTGAAATCAAACTGATTGCGAATGTTGACTGCGATGCACTGGCGAGATTGCTCATTGCACAAGACCAGTACATCGAAATCACGCAGCAAATCAGAGCAACTCCATTGATGGAGGATGCTCCGGTATATGAGACAAAGACGAATCCGGACACGGGAGAAAAAGAACGTGTGCAGGTCGGTACAAGGCAGGTCGTGAACGGTGAACGTGAGCGTCTCATGATTATTCAAGACCGCTGCATGAAACAGTGCAGACAGGGAGCATCGGATTTCGGGTTGACAGTCTCCTCACGCTGCCGTTTGGTCGTACCGAAACCACAGCAGCAAAAGCCGGAGAATAAATTTGCGAAATATGCAAATTAAGGTATGGCGAAAGCAGGAGAAACACAAGACCGCTGCACACAATACGCCCTTGATGTTGTTTCGGGCAAGATAACAGCCGGAGAATATGTCCGACTTGCATGTCAAAGACACCTCGACGACATTGAGAAATCGAAAGCAGCACCGTACAAATACTATTTCGACGTTGAAAAGTCAGAGGAAATCATCAATTTCGCAGAGGAATTGACCATTGCAGAGGGCGAAGAAAACGAGCATGTGACCGCATATCCGTTCCAGTGCTTTATTTTAGGGTCGCTCAACGGGTGGAGAACAAAGGAAAAATCATACAGACGGTTCAGAACGTCTTATGTGCAATTAGGCAGACAGAACGGAAAATCGTTCATCAACGGTATTTTGGCATGTTATTACGGGAATTTTGACGGGTACAAGTACGGAAAAATCTTTTGTACGGCTACAAAGCAAGACCAAGCGAACATTGTTTTTGACGAGGTCGCAAAATTCATCAATTCGGACGAGGATTTGTCGGAATGGTTCAAAGTGCATGACCACAACCACACGATTGACTGTCTGTTGACACATTCAGAAATCAAAGCGTTGTCCGGTGATACAAAGTCACTTGACGGACACCGTGCGTATTTGGGAATTGTTGACGAGTATCACGCACACAAGACGAATCAGATGTACAAGCTGCTTGAGGGAGGTATTAAGAAACTCAAGTCGGCGTTGATTTCGGTCATCACGACAGCAGGGTTCGACCTCAAATCACCCTGTTATAAATTGTATGAATATTGCTGCAATCTGTTAAAGGGTGTTTTTGAAAACGACAGTCAGTTCGTATATATCGCACAGATGGACGAGCATGACGACAGATATGTTCCGGAGAACTGGATAAAAGCGAACCCGATTCTTGAATTTGACAGGGATGCTCTTGAAAACCTCATACCGATTGCACATACCGCCCGTGATATGGGCGGGGAGGACTTGAGAGATTTCCTCGTAAAGCAGTTAAACATGTGGATGCAGTGGTCAAATTCACTGTATATCAAGGACATCGCAAAATGGAAAGCATGTGCCGTTCTGAAATCGCTCAAGAATTTCAGAGGGTCAAAATGTTATGTCGGGGTCGACCTGTCATCCGGAGGCGACTTGACATCAATCGCAATCGTGATTCCGTTCATGATTGACGGAATAAAGAAATATTTTGTACACACACATTCGTTCATTCCGTCCTCAAGGGTGGACGAACACATCAAGACCGACAAAGTACCCTATGACGTATGGATTGAAAAAGGTCTTGTGACAGTGACCGAGACACTGGGAGGAATAAAGACAGATTACAAATACATCATCAAATATCTTGAGGATTTGGTGAAAGAATACGACCTCAAACCGCAGTTGATTTGTTATGACCCGCACAACGCATCGGCGTTCCTATCAGACCTTGAGGCATTGGGATTCGATTCAATCTCTGTCACACAGACAGCGAAAGAGTTGAACGATGCGACGGTTGATTTCAGACTTGAGATTTTGGCGGGCAATGTGGAAATCGAGGGAATGGAGGTCGGAAAAGAGGGAAACAAGATTGTTGTTCCTGTCGACAGTTTGCTTGTGTGGTCTATTGCAAATGCAAAGACCATCTCAAACAACTACGGCGAAATAAAAATTGACAAAGACATCACGACAGAGAGAATCGACCCGATTGACGCTATCATCGACGCATGGAAACACGCAATGAAAGAGGAGTACCGTCCGGATGTGAATGAGACTGTCAATGAATGGCTTGAGCAATTTGAAAAATACATGAAGAAAGGC